CCATCTTGGTCCTCCTTTGAAGTGTTTAAGTGTATAAGGGTTTAAGTGTATAAGTGCCTTATAGTTTAATATACACCTAATTTAGGTGTAGGGTATACTAGTTTAGGAAATTATCCAACTTTTTAGCTAATGAACGTTTAATCCCTGCTACCGCCGCACGAGTAACGCCAATTTCTTTAGCGATTTCTGCGTCAGTTAGGATTTGACCGTTCCGTACGATACATTCGATATAAGCGTATTGCTTATCTGTTAAAGGTAGTGTAGGTAGCGAAGTAGTAATGTCAATAGCTGACCAATCTTCCTCCACACCCTGCGAATAAAATACATTGTAATTATCCACATCGTCGCAAGACGTGTTACCTTCCCACTCAACATCTACATACCAATCTCGTTGCACAGATGTAACCTTTAAATGTCGATATTCATTACGCATCGTGTTCCGCATAAGTCTTGTGACATAAGTAGCAAAATTAGCTCCAGCGTCGATTCTAAACGTACTTAAAGCCTTATCTAATGTACTCCAAACAAAGCTATCTACATCCTCTCGGCTAAAGCTAAAATGGCGTTGTCCGATTTTATGTAACATACCTGAGTACCGGGAATAAACCACGGCAAGGGCTCCGTTAGGGTCCACATTATACAAGGCTACACAATCAGTATCCGGAACTGTACCAATACAGTCCACAATATCGTTCACAAGTTTGTTCATTGTTAAATCTCCTAAAGAAATTGTATAAGTCTATTATACATTATCGGGTAATAAATTACAAGACCAAATCTGTAAAATCTATTAATTCCGGCTTGTCATTTATATCCCACTTATTGTCCCAAAATTCTGCTGGGTAGTTTAGGAAGTATACTACCTTGTCCTTACTTAGTCGATTACGAATTTTGCAACTAGCTTTATATCCCGCTTCATCTGGGTCTAACGCTAATACGATTGTTCGAAAAGGCATCTTCTTTAAAAGTTCAAATTGATTACCTCCTCCGACTCCCATCAGTGCCACAGCAGGGATTCCAAGTGTCCAAAGAGTGAGACAGTTGATAGCTGATTCAGTGACGTATAATTTTGAACTATCTTCGAACCTATCTCGGTACTTTAATACCTCGTAGGCTCCGTAAAGAAATTCAGTCTTAGGGTCACTTTCCCCGTACTTATGGAATTTCTGACCTACACTTCGTCGGTTAAAGAATATAGTATTTCCTTCCATATCCCTAACCGGCATCGTGATACAGTCGTTCAGTTTATCGTAGCCTACGTCAAATAGTTCAATAATTTCGTCAGTCAGTTTGCGTTTGTACATATAAGGATGAATCCATCTGTACTTCTCCAACTCCGATTCGGATATAATGGAGTACGACCGTTTTACCGTCTTACTACCTTTACGCAACCCTAAATCTAATAAAGGTCGAACTTGTTCCTCACCAGATAGGAAGTTTCGTTTTAACCATTGGTTACCGTAGAATCCTCCGTCCTTCCGATTAAATAGATCACTAATAAATTCATTCAGTTTTGCTGTGTAGCCGCAAGTGAAGCAATGAACTGTACCTGCTTCAACTAGTCGTGTACCGGAATATGTAACCTCTCTGCTCATTCCACAAGATGGATGGTTCTCCATACCGTTACCGTGGAATGGGCAGGAGAATTGCATATTCGAACCTAAGCTCTTCGTACGTCTAAATAAGGTACGTCCATAGTCACGCTCAAGTTCGAAAGTAAGTTGCTGAATAATTTGCTCGCACGTAGCGTCAATATACAATCCATTAACTTTCAAAATGCTTCTACTCCTTCCCGACTTACTTGTTTCTGCAATTTATTAGATGACTGACGAGCTTTCAACATAACTGGACTAGACTTGTCTTCCGTGTCGTCATCATTCTTAAAGCCTATAAGAGTATAGGTACCTGTAGTTACGTCCCACATATACTCAATAGTCTTGTTATCTTCACCGTATCGGTTCTTTACTACGGATAGTCTAAGAATACCGTTAGCCTCGTCACGTTGCATTGTAATAACCCGACTAGCGTTCT